AAGGGACGATGGATCGATTCAATATCCGTCGATCGAGCGACGTTTACCACACGAGCGGATCGTTTTCGAGCCTGCTCTTGGATGCGGCCAGCAAGACCCTTACAGCGTCTTACGTCGAGGCCCCATACACTTGGGACCAATGGGTAAGGCAAGCCCAGTCGGTTGATGACTTCAAAAACATCAACCGAATCAGCCTTGGCGAATCGCCGAACCTTGAAGTGGTCCCCGAGGGCAAAGACTACCCAGAGGGCAAGGTTGTCGATCAACGCAAGTCGTACAAGATCGAGAAGTACGGCAAGGAATTTACCGTCACTTGGGAAACGGTTATCAACGATGACCTTGATGCCTTGTCTCGCATTCCAGCGATGCACGGCTCGGCGGCTCGTAGGACGCAAGAAAAGGCGATCTACGACGTATTCCTGTCGAACCCGACAATGCCCGATGGCGTGGCTCTTTTTTCGGCTTCGCACGCATCCGGGACTAACCTTTCGGGAGGTGCAGCGGCTCCAAGCAAGACGACCCTCGACAAAGCCTTTGAGGTTATGGGCAAGCAGAAGGGGCTCAACAGCGATGTGTTCCTCGGGCTTACCCCGTCGATTCTCTTGGTGCCTTTGGCCTACGCAGGGACGGCATTGGAGCTTGTCAATTCGACGGCATCGGTCGAGAGCGAGAAAAATAGCGGAGTCTCGAACCTTTACGGTCGTGGCGGTGCTCGGCAGTTGCGAGTTGTTGCAAGCCCCTACCTGGACGCCAACAGCGGGACCAACTGGTACGCAATCGCCGACAACAGCCTTATCGATACCGTTGAAATCACCTTCCTGAGCGGCGAAGAATCGCCGGTCTTGGAGTCGGATTACAACATCCGAAACGATTCGTACATCTACACGGTGCGTCAATCGTTCGCGGCGGCGGTTATCGAGCATCGCGGCATCTTCGCTAATCGTGCGTAGTGTCGATTGAAATCTAGCCCCTGAGCGATTGCTTGGGGGCTTTTTGGGACGGCAACAAAATTCACAAAACAGGAACATAAGAACATGGCAGGCATGAAAGACTTCAAACCGTACTTCGATGACTTCATCGGACCAGCGGTATCCTTTCCGACTTCGGCAAACATTGCTTCTCCTTGGGTCTATACGATCACTGGGGCGGCTCCTCCGACAGCACAGCGGAACAACGATCGAAAGGTCTTGACCCTTACAAGTGCGAGTCAAATTCAGATCCTCGGCGGCGGCCACGGCGATGCTTTGGCGTTCGATGTCGACGATGTTCAGCGGGTTGTTATGCGGGCTCGAATCGGGGCATCGACCTTTACGAGCGGCTCGATTCTGGTATTCGGTCTTGGCTCGGCTCGAAACGATACCGCCGACGACGTGGCGGCTAACGCTTGGTTCCGCATGGAAGGGGCCAACAGCACGACGCTTGTTTATGTTGAGACCGATGACGCGGTTCGAGACAATAACGACGTTTCGACGGGTGTTACCCTTGGAACGACCTACAAGGAATTCGTGATCGACTTCACCGGCGGCAAGCAGGATGTCAAGTTCTACATTGACGGCCAACGAGTCGCAGCCTCGACGACCTTCGATATGTCGAGCTACACGGCAGGGCTACAGCCTATCGTTCAACTCCAAAAAGCGGCGAACACTAACGCCGACGTTTTCGAGATGGATTACATCGAAATCGATGGCAAGCGGGTCTAGTCCGTGACCCTTCACGATACCATTATCGAGGATGCCAAGAAGGTTTTCGCCAACCCGCAAGACTTTGCTGAATCGGTCGTTTACTACAAAAGAAACGGTCGATCAAGGAAGATCAACGCGGTAGTTGTGCGCGAGGCCCTTGGCGTCCTGCCGGAAGATGGTGACGTTGTTTATCCGATGTTTGAGATTCACGTTGCTAACGACCCCTCCGAGGGCATCGCAAGCGACGAATTGAACTTAGGCGGCGATCAATTGGAGTTTGCGGATCGAGTCGGACAGCCACCGAAGCGGCATTCGATCCTAAAACTACTCAGCCATGACGAAGGGATGCTAGTCCTAGAATGCCGTTAGCAGTCGTTGAGAATATCGCCGTTGTCTTGAAATCGCGTCTCGATGCGATGATCGACAATGCTACGTACTCGACGGCAATCAGCGAAGTACAGCGACCGAATCGATTCGCCAATTTTACGCCAGTCCACAATCAGATTGTCCTTACGCAAGGGCCAGCCGAGCGAGTGCCTGACTTGGACCGACCAGGCAACCCTCCTGCCAATGCAATGCGGCAGACGTTCAATATTCACTGCCACATCCTCCAGGATGAACGCGGGACAGAAACTATTGACGAACTTTTGAACGCATTTCATGCCGACGTTATCAAAGCGGTCTGCAATGGCTCTAGCACTTGGCACACGTTCGGCGGCAATGCGATCGATGCAACCTGGGGCTCCATTCAATTCATCGCGGCAGACGGCGGAATAGACGGATTGACGATCCCGCTACAAATCACTTGCCGATACTCCGAAGGCGACCCAACGGAGTTGCGTAACTAATGATTAGCGTCACAGTCGATCAAGAATCATTGCGGCAGATGCGAGCCAATCTAGGGGCCTTTGGCGATCACTTGCCGAGGCATCTAGCAACGGCGGTAAACAGGGCAGCTAGGTCCGTTCGAGTCGAATGCGCTCAAGCCCTGGGGCCTTTGGTCAATCTGAAGCTTAGCAGCGAGAACAAGGGCGTGGCTAAGCCGATCAGCAAGGCCAAGACGTTGAAGAAAACGATCAAGCAAAAGAACAAAGCGACTCCAGGCAATGCGGGCGTCACGATCGGACTTTGGGAAGGGCACAACTTCCCGGTCAAGTATTTCGAGGGCAAGAGCTACAGCCGAAAGCGTCGCGGCAAAATCAAGAGCCTAGGGGCTCAGTACAAGTCGGACGTGGGCGGCGGCTGGACCGTAGTGCAGGATGGATTCGTTGCTTCTCGATGGCGAGGCGATATTTACCGACCGGCAGCGGAAGGATCCCGCAAGCTACTTAGGGTGCTTGGCAAAAGACCGGGCGATTTCTTCCGAGAGGGTAATATCGGGGAAATTGCAGGGGCTAAGGCGCGCGAACGGCTACCCATTGAAATCAATCGACGGCTACGCGAAATCACACTGGCGGCGAGTGGAAAAATCAAACTCAGGGCATCAAGGGAACTAGGGCAATGACACTACTGAAACGCAAGCGGGTACTGGCAGCAAAGATCGAGACGACTCCAGGCACCGCCGAAGCATTGACGGCAGCGGAAGCTTCTTTCAACTGCTATGAGATTGCCATTCAGCATGAAATCGAGACCGAAGCCCGGGAGGGCCAAGGATCTTTCGGGATGCGTCCATCGACCCCAGGCGGGTACAAAGGCAAAGTGACGTTCAAGCACGACGCATCATGGGACGGGACAGCGACCGAACCGTCTTGGGCCGATACGTTTCTACCGGCTTGCGGATGGGTCAAGGCTGGTCAAGTGTTCACCCCTCGTACAGAGGCCCCAGGGGCCAACGTCAAGACCCTTACGATTGCAGTCTACATCGACGGCAAGCGCAAGACCTTGCGGGGATGCGTCGGCACGTTCAAAATCAATTGCATGAGCGGAAAGACGGCGGTTGTCGAATTTGAGTTTATCGGCATCTGGGATTCGCCTACCGACGTTGCGATCCTCGCGCCGACATACCCAACGGCTAGCCCATTGCGATTTGCATCCAGCGTGACGACCTGGAACAGCGTCGACCTTGCAGTGGAGTCGATGGTACTCGATTCGGGTAACTCGATGCTACTCAGGGAAGATTCGAGCGATATTTCCGGTTTCAAGGCGGGCTTGATTTCCAACCGCATCGTCAAGATCACTGGCAACCCCGAAGCCAAGCTAGTTGCTACTCAAGATCGCTACGGCAAGTATCTTGACCTGAGCGAACACGCTTTGACCTTCGACATTGATGGGCCAACGAATAGCAAGATCACAATCGCGGCTTCAAAGGCCCAGATCGTGGCGATTAGCGAAGCCGACCGAGAAAACATGGTTGTCGACGAAATCGAATGGCAAGCCAACCGCAACGGCTCGACGGCAGACCAAGAATGCTCGATCACCTTCACGGCAGCGACCTAACACGGAGAGACCATGCCAATTTTTCTAGAGCCAGATCAGAGTTTCCCGGTTTGGTTGGAGTGCGACAAAGACAAGCCCGAAGAGTCGAGACCTACGTTTTTCGTTCGATCCCAATCGATGCGAAATCAACGAAAGGTGCTTGAAGTGCTTGACAACCTTCACAAGCCCGGCGTAACGGTCGACGAGGTTTTTAGCGAGACCGTTGAGCAACTGAAAAAGGTGCTTGCGGGCTGGTCGAATATGAATGGCATCGCGTTTACTCACGATGCTATCGAGGACGTTTTCACGTTCACGGAAGCTAGGGAATTGCTTCGATTGGTTGCCTACAATCAGCGAATGGACACAACCGAAAAAAAAGGCTGAGAGTCGCGGCGATGATTAGGCAAGGAATGCTTTGCCTGCATTGCAGCGACAAGGAATGTAAGGACAGGGGGACCGATGCAGAGCCAATTGAAATCGAGTGCGTTGCGTGCAACGGGACAGGGTGCGACGAATGCAGCGAAGGCGTTTATCGCGTTGATGGATGCCCGAATCAGTATTGCAGCGGGCTTACTCAGTTTGTTGAGTTGGTCGATTTATTCGATGAGGGATTGCCCCCGGTAGCAGGCGGGGCGTTGGATCAGTCGGCTAGTTTCATCGAGGCGTCGAGGCGGTTTAAGTCGGAAGAACAACGAGCGAAAGCGGAACGGAAATAAGCGATGGCCGGGGACGCAATTAAGATCGTTATCGAAGCCGAAGACAAGGCATCTGCGCAGGCGATCAACGCATCGAGGAACATCGAAAATGCGGTCAAGGGCGTCAAGGAAACGGGCCAAAAGGCCAAGGCATCGACCGAGTTTATCGGCGTACTAGCAGGGCAGCTAGGCGGCTCGCAATTGCAAGCGGCAGCGGGTGGAGTCGCGGCGATCACGGAGAAGGTAGGGCAGTTTTCCGAGGTGATGAAAGCCGGTGGCGCGGGTGCGATGGCATTCCAGGCCGGGGTTACGCTCTTGGTAACAACGCTATCGTTTAACCTCGGCAAGGCGATTGGCGAATCAATCTTTGGCGTCCAGGAACTCAAAGACGAATTTGATGAAGCGAGGGCCCAAATCGAGGGATTTACGCAGTCGATGATTTCGGCAGCGGATAAAGGACTCAAAGAAAAGCTTGAGGATATCAGCCTAATCAAAGACCCTGCCAAGCAGCAGAATGAAGCCGTCGCAGCGTTCGCAGAAATCCAGGGGGCGATCAACAAAGCCTACGATAACTTCCATTACCGCCAACAGGAAATCGAACGGCTACGCGGCGAAACGGATATTCTCGGAAATAACGACGAAGCCATCGCGATGCTCGAATTGGAGAACGAGCAATACAACGCAACGATAGCAAGCCTAGAGAAGCAGAAATGGGCGTTGTCCGATTTATACGGCGAACGGGCCAACGGCATCAAGGCGATCAAGGCACAACAGAAAGCCGAGGATGAAGCAGCGGCAAAAGCCAAGCAAACGCAAGCTTCCATTGAGTCGCAGCTAAAGAAAAACAATTACGCTTACCTTGAACTAACCAAGGGCGTCGAAGCGGCTCGCATGGCTCAACTTGCCGATGAGGGCATCGACGAGACAAACGCGAAGCGGATCGTATTTGCCGAGCAAGCAACGCGACTAGAAAAAGAACGGGCCGACGCGAAGAAAAAAGACGACGACCAAGAGGCCCAAAGGATTCAACGCATCGCGGATCTGCAGGCCAGCGAAATCGACCGAATTAAAGAGCAAAAAATCCTACTCGAAGAGGGCGAAGAGGCGGCTAACCGATTCCGGCTTGAGCAGCAAGGGCTCGGCAAGGAAGCAGCGGCTAGAATCGCCTCCGAGCAAGCAGCCCTGGACCGGCAAAAGAAACAGGGTGAACTAGCCAAGAAGCTTGCCGAGAAGCCTCAGCTAATGTCGGTCGAGCAGCGGCTAGTATCGCGGGGCGTCAATGAGGACACCCAAAAGGATATCGCGGCCAACACGCTTAAGACCGTTGAACGGCTCGAAGACGTTGCGGCAGCGATCAGAGACCAATCCAAGCCCCAAGCGGCAGACGCCTTGCAAGTGGAGTTTGTTGGATGAGCAGCATAATCGAAGTGACTGAAATGTGGTCGAAGCCGACTTCATCGGTAAGCCTGACGGACAACTTCCGCAAGCGATCGATTAAGCTACAGCGGGCCTTTCAGATTCTCACCAAGCCCGAGGCCAATGAGTACGATTGCTATCGATCAACCGGCATCCTCGAAGGCGATCGGTTCAGCGATCAGTTTCCTTATGCCTTTGCGGACAATTTTTCCCTGTCGCGCCAAAGCCTTATCCTATGGCAGTTGAACATTGACTACAGCGGCGAACTAGGGCCAAGCGAGAATGAGGACAACCCGCTATTTACCCCTCCTAGGATCGACTGGGACGACGTAGAGACCGAAGAGGAAATCGATGAGGACTGGGACGGCAAACCGATCCAAACGATCAACGGCGAACCGATCGAGGGCGTCAAGACCTTGCTACCGGACCAAACCGTATCGATCAAACGGAACATGCTTTTGTTTAACCCGTTCGTCCAAGCCCGATACAGGCGATCTGTCAACAGCGATTCCTATCTTGGATGGCCTCCTGGAACCGCCAAGCTAATGAAATTATCGGCGTCCAACGTTGTCACTCCAGAGCTAACCTACTGGGAAGTGACCGGGCAGATCCGATTCCGCTATCCGTACCGCACAACCAATGAGCGAGCATGGTATCGACGCGTCCGGCATCAAGGCTATTATAAGCGGGTCGACGTTGGCAACAATGAAACGCAGATCATTCGAGCCCTTAAGGGCGGCGAACCGACTAACAGGCCGGTCTTGCTTGATGCCGAGGGCTACGAAATCCCGCAGGGTGACGGCCAACAGGTCGAGGCCCATTGGCTCGAATTCAAAATTTACGATTCCCTTCCTTATGGAGCATTGGGCTTACTATGACAACGATTCCAGACGTAACAATGATTCTGCCCCCCGAGGTTGTCACCAACTACACGATCGCGGGCAATGCCGATATCGCAACGACCAAGCTAGCCCAAAGGGTGCTTGCCGAATCGATTGTGCCGTTGACCCAAGCTAGAACCTGGGATGCAGTCGCAACAAACCTACCGGCATCGGCATCGAGCGACGATCTAGGGCTAGTCTCAGGCACTTGGGGAACCAATCCGGCCAGAATCACGGCGGGCGATGTTAAGGCCCTTGGAGCGACTACCAGACGGCTCTATTTGGCAATCCCGATTCCGGCCAACTATGAGGACGGCCAGACAATCCAGCTACAGATCCGAGCCAAGATGGAAACCACGGTTGCCGATGTTTCTTGCACGATCGACGCGGAGGCCTACGTAGGGGCCGATGGGGCTGTCGGATCGGACTTGGTGACAACGTCCGCACAGTCAATGAACAGCCTTACGGCGGCGGCCTACAACTTCACGGTCAACGCAACGGGCGTAGACCCAGGGGACTTGCTTGAGGTTCGCTTGTCGATCAGCAGCAACGATGCAGCGACGGCTACGGCGGTGACTCCGGCGATCTATTCGATAGCCCTGCTTTGCGATACGAGGGGCTAACGTGGCCAAAGAGGCGGGGATATACTCACCGAAGCTAGCCAAGCGGATTTGGGAGTCCGTTCAGGCCTTCGAGCGGATGGGGTCAACATCAGCAACGATGGCGATTCCTTACACGCCAACTCCGATCTATTTCGTCAACAAGTCAACCGCGACCATTCCGGCCTACGGATGCGTCCAGATGGTCGGCTCAAGCGAGATTGACGGAACGACCTATATGGAGGTCAAGAGGCCCTTCGAGTACTCCAATTCCGTCATGGGGCCATTCCTGTTAAATGGGCCGGGCGAATGCCTGCCGGATGAAATCGGTACGGCTCAATGGGGGCCGATCTTCCGAGCAAAGAAAGACTCAGCGACCTACTCGACCGGAACGCGAATGGGGCCAAAGGCTAGTGCCTTCGAGTTAGAAAAAGGGTGCCTGTTTACCTTCATCGGGGACGATGAGCAATCCGACGATCTGATAAAGGTGATTGCCTGCGAAACGCCATTGCTGGCCATTGTTGGGGCCTCTGGCATCGCGGGCAATAGCAGCGGGCAAGTGACAGCCAAGCAGCCCGCAAGCGGCAATTGGACAGCGGGCAGCGTGACTTATACGGCATGGGCTCCGACAGCAACGGCGATAGCAGCGGCGGCAACGGTTATGATATTTCCGATCGATGCCAAATGGGTTGCTGTGGAGGTTTGCTAAATGGGGTGCTTCGGGCGGTGTAATTGCGGCGATTGTTGCATGGACCCTAGCGAACTTGCCGAGCTTGTCTCGAATATCACGGTCGACGGGCCAAGCCTTGAAGGGGCGGTGCTAGAGTTTGAATCGTCGAACTGTTGCCATATTGCACGCCGAGAGCTAGACAATCCAGGCTATACGACCGACTGCAAAAAGATTGCCGAAGAGACGATTAACGAATCGTCGACCACTTCGGTCAAAATTATCGAGTCTCAAAAGTTTGTAGCTAGCCCAGCGTGGACGATCTATTTCGACGCTACGCTAGGCAGTTGCATCTACGAGACAAGCAGCGCGAGCGTTACCGGGGCTCAGGCTTGCGGGGAAATCATCAATTGCGGCACGACTCAAATTGATTTCGAGCTAATCGAGGAATACTACTTTGCAGCGAAGTACCGCTACCTTGCGGTAAATATCGCGATCTACAAGCGAGAAATGATTTGCCCACCCAGCAGCGAGGTTGTTTGTCGCTACGTCGTTGAATGCACCATTGAATACGAGGTTCAAGAGGGCGGCGGTATCTACAATTCATTTACGCGCGACGTGACTTACTCGAACGAATTTGGATGTTGCGAGCGGACTGCTTGCGATACCGAAAAACTAACGCATGATCCGGCTTTCGATTGCGAAACTGATTTAACCTTCGGCAATCCTGAAACGCGGTATATGACCAAAGTACGGGTTTACGATACGCTTGAGGATATTCCTAGCGTCATTACCTTCAACGACGATACGCCGATTACGCAATGCAACTTCGATTTTTGCGTTCCAGGTGCTCTTTACGATCCGAACGACTTAGGCTTTTGCGTTCAGGCCGACAATGTAAACATCGAGGAAGTTGAGGGCGGCATACGCGAAGAGCTTTCAATATCGGCATCATGTTTATTTTGCCTTGATACCGGAGCCTCTTGCGACAATGATCTTGTCAACACAACTGAGGGCGAAGTCGAGTATTGCCCCCGAATACTCGGCTACCCTTGCGACTGCGAAAGCAATCGATTTCTCGGCAGAGGGCTTTCGACGGGCAGTATCAGCCCTCCCTACGATTATTCGATTTTTACGGTTGCGGGGGCCTCGAGCGTAAGCGTTTCAGGTTGCCACCAACTCAAAGATCAAAACATCAACACAACGCAAGATTGCCCTCCAACGTGCCAGAGCCCGGACACTTACCCAGGTGTAGACATCGACGACCGAACGGAGTGCAATTGGTGGGATTGCTCAAGTTGCATCGCGGGTGAAGATCCGATTATCATGCCGTACCAAAACAGGGGGCCAACGGTCGATGCTTATTCGTTTAGCCAATCGATTAACTATCTGACGGGCAATTACCGAATTTGCGTACCGTTTCCACCCGTAACAGTGACGCTTAACCCATGAGCACAGTAAAAATTGTCGACTTCGCGGAGCTTGTCAAGCAGTGCCGAAAGCCCGGACAGCCAAGGCCACAACCGACACCAAGGCCGACGCCGATGAGCAGCGAAGAGCTACTAGCTAAGCAGCAAGAGCGATCCAATCAAGCCGGGCGGCTAGCTTGGGCCAAGCTTCACGGCTATCGCGGGTGCGACCCCCAATGGCTCGATATTTGGCAGTACCTAATCCCTCAGCGGTGCGACTGCAAGGACGGCTATCAGCGAATCCTTGCCGACATGCCCCCCGACTTCTCATCCCCTGAAGCATTTTTCGCATGGGGCGTTCGGCTCCACAACGCGGTCAACGCGAAGCTCGGCAAGCCTGAAATCACGATCGAAGAAGCCTATAAAATCTGGAGGAACTCAGATGGCTTGGAAGTTAAAACGGATATCGAACAACGTCCATGAGATAACGATCGACCTAAGCCGGAACAAAGACTGGGAGCAATGGGTATTGCTTCGATCAGACGTCCACCACGACAACCCGAAATGTAACCAAGACCTCGAGCGGCAGCACTTGCAAGAGGCCGTCGAGTACGACGCACCCGTCATTGACAACGGCGATCTATTCTGCGCGATGCAAGGCCGGTGGGATAAGCGAGCGGAT